TTTGGATATGGTACTACTGATGGTGGTTCTACTAGTGTATCAATGACTAATCTTGTATCTAATACAGGTGTTGTTGCTACTGATACTACAGGTGTTGGTACTGCTAGATATTCATTGGCGGCCGCAGGTTATGGAACAGATAAAGCTATTTTTGGATACGGTCTTTATGTAGATGGTGGAGAAAACCTTATATCTCTATCAATGACCAATCTAGTATCAAACACAGGTGTAGTTGCAACTGACACCACAGGTGTTGGTACTGCTAGACGAGGCATTGCGGCAGCAGCCTATGGTTAACATTATAATTAACATAAATACATTTACTATAAAGGGAAAATAAAATGATAGACTTAGAAAACATGCCAGCTCCAACAGCAGAAGAAATTGCAGAAGCAAGAGAAAATGCATTTAATGCAACACATCCAGCATCATGGACATGGGATGAAGAACTAGTAACATATGTTGCTCCAGTTAGTATTCCAAGTGATGGTTATCCATACTTATGGGATGAAGCTACAACAAATTGGGTACCATTCCCAGATTATCCAAGAGAATAAATTAAAAAATTTACTCACACAAAATAGCTATTAAATATCTCTATAAACAACTTATAGAGAGAAAAAATGGCATCAAATCTAAATTCAGAATTCAACTACCGTTATCAAGTTATCGGTTCAACACCCTGGGAAAAAATCAAAACACTTCAAGGCTTCTTGGTGGGACGCAAACGTGCGGCAGTACTAGAAGAAGTAGCTGAACTAAAATATCAAGCTAAACTTGAAGAACTTAAACATCTAAAAACAGTTCCAGCACTACCACATATTATGCTTAATCTACAAGCAGAAATCATTGAGTTGGAATCACACTTAGATGACCAAAAACACGCTTTTGAACTTAATCGTAAAGAGATTAAGATATTAGAAAAACTAATGAACGAACTCTATATGGAAGTAGAACCGTCAAGATTAAAACACGAAGATGGTACACCATATAGTGATGATGAAATGTTTGAAGCTAATGCTAATTACGAATTTACAGTAACAATTGGTCGTGAAATACAATCCGAAATCATTGCTATGGGAAGACCCAGTCCAGCTAAACTATTGAATGCTATGAGTAATCCGCAAACATTACAATCATTAATGCAAATTGGTCTTGTTCCACAAAACACAGTATTACTAGAACAGAAAGATATTATGTTAGAAATAACTAATCAACAAACTACAAATTTACCGGAAATAAAACAAGAAATACTTCCTCCAAAGAAATCTGTTAAGAAAAAAGCAAAGTAACTACATTTCCTCTTTTGATAAATACAATAAAGGGAATAAAGAATGTCGGTAACATTTAGTGGTGGCGGTGTAACAATATCAGGCGGAGGCTGGACGCTTAGTCCTCCACCAGGTGGTAATAAGGCTATATTTGGATATGGAGATGCAAGCGCCGGGGGCATAGTGTCAATGACCAACCTAGTATCAAATACAGGTGTTGTTGCTAGTGATACAACCGGTGTTGGCACCACTAGACGAGGCCTTGCTGCCGCAGGTTATGGCACAGATAAAGCTATATTTGGATATGGGTATACTGGTGCATCTAATACAGCAATAACCAACCTAGTATCAAATACAGGTGTTGTTGCTAGTGATACAACTGGAGTTGGTACCGCAAGAGAGAACCCTGCAGCCGCAGGTTATGGTACAGATAAAGCTATATTTGGATATGGGTATACTACTACTAATGTATCAATTACTAATCTAGTATCAAATACTGGTGTTGTTGCAAATAATACCACAGGTGTGGGTACTGCTAGAGAAAGTCTAGCGGCCGCAGGTTATGGTACTGACAAAGCTATATTTGGATACGGATATAGTACCGGTACCACATCAATAACTAATCTAGTATCAAATACAGGTGTAGTTGCCACTGATACGACAGGTGTTGGTACTGCTAGATATGGATTAGCGGCTGCTGGATATGGTACTGATAAAGCTATATTTGGATATGGTACCGGGCCAACTACAGCAGTAACCAACCTAGTATCAAACACTGGTGTAGTTGCTACGGATACAACAGGCGTTGGTACTGCTAGATATGGACTATCAGCCTCTGGTTATGGAATTGGTACAGCTATATTTGGTTATGGATCTACTGGTACAATAACATCAGTGACCAACCTAGTATCAAACACAGGTGTGGTGGCAACTGATACAACAGGTGTTGGTACTGTTAGAAGTAATTTAGCAGCCGCAGCCTACGGTTAAACAACAATTTACCATAATCATTGCTAATTAAATCATTATATGCTATAATGTATAAATGATTAAGCTAACAGTTCCATTACCCAAAAGTATCACAATCGCTTGTAGCGGTGGCGTAGATAGTATGGCAGTTGTTGACTTTTTAAGTCGTAAACACGATATTACTATTGCCCATTTTAATCATAGAACACAAAACGGTGAAAAAGCCAGTGAGTTTGTTTCTAGGTATTGTGGTGATAATAATATTCCTATGTTGTACGGATCACCTCGCAGTCAAAAAGGTAGCAAAGAAAGTCAAGAAGAATACTGGCGTAGAGAACGCTATGAATTTTTAAGTGAGCTTGGCCCAGTTATTACTTGTCATCACTTAGATGATTGTGTAGAAACATATATTTGGTCAGCATTACACGGCACACCCAAAGTTATCCCATTAACACGCAATAATGTAATCAGACCATTCTTAACTACACGCAAACAAGAGTTTATCTATTGGTGCGAAAGCCATAATGTACCTTGGATTGAAGATGAATCAAACAAAAACTCACGCTATACCCGTAATTACATTCGTAATGACTTGATGCCACACGCATTACGAGTAAACCCAGGATTGCATACTTTGGTCAAGAAGATTGTAGAAGGTAAGCAAAATACTTGACTTCTCTACACAAAAGAAGTATACTAACTAATTATTTAAGGAGAAACTATGTCGGATTATAACAGAACGTTTAATGGTGAAGCAAAGATTAAACTAACACAACTAGTCAATGAGGGTATGCACGTCCTACATGAAATTGATACATTGAATGGTGGATTGAGCGATACGATTAAAGCTGTAGCAGAAGAACTTGAAATCAAAGCCTCTACACTAAAGAAAGCAATTAAAATTGCCCACAAAGCAAGTCTCGGTCAGACTAACAAAGACCACGATGAACTCAACACTATCTTGGAAACTGTAGGCAAAACACTTTGAGTTACGTTGATGCTATTCACAGTAGGGATGAGGATCGTATCTACGTGGTAGAACGTTCGCCTGAGGGCAAACGTCTATATAAAGAATACCCTACTAACTATGTATTGTATTATCCCGATCCTAAGGGTAAACATCGTAGCATCTATGGTGATCCAGTTAGTCGTTTCAGTACTCGCAAACGACAAGAGTTTGAAAAAGAAAGACGTATACATTCAAATAAAAAACTATTTGAAAGTGATGTACCGGTAATCTTTCGTTGCCTAAGTGAAAACTATCTTGGTATAGATGCGCCCAAACTTCATACTTGCTTCTTTGACATTGAGGTAGACTTTGATCCTGTTAAGGGATTTAGTCCTACCAGTGATCCATTCAATCCTGTTACAGCTATTAGTTGTTACTTAGATTGGCTAGACCAATGTATTACATTAGTGATTGCTCCGAAACATATGAGCAGTGAAACAGCCCAAGAAATCACTAATGAGTTTGAGAATACAATGCTATTCAAAAATGAGAAGGAAATGTTTGATGTTTTCTTTCAACTCATTGAAGATGCTGATGTATTGACTGGATGGAACTCAGAGGGCTATGATATTCCCTATATGGTCAATCGTGTTACTAGAGTGATGAGTAAAGATGACACACGCAAGTTCTGCTTGATGGGTCAACTACCTAAAGCTAGAGAATACGAACGATTCGGTAAGAGCGAAACAACATATGACTTAGTAGGTCGTATTCACTTAGACTATCTACAACTATACAAAAAGTATAACTATGAATCACGCCATAGCTATAAACTAGACAGTATCGGTGAGATGGAAGTAGGTGAAAACAAAACACAATATGAAGGTACTCTTGATCAACTGTATAACAAAGACTTCAAAAAGTTCATTGAATACAATAGGCAAGATACTATGTTGTTAGTGAAGATTCACAACAAACTTAAGTTTTTAGAATTAGCTAATCAACTTGCACATGAAAACACAGTACTGCTTCCAACAGTTATGGGTTCGGTTGCAATGATTGAGATGGCTATTTTTAATGAGGCTCACGAACGTGGGTTGGTAGTTCCAGATAAAAAACGAAAGGTTGAAAATGAAGAAGACGCACAGCAGGCAGCAGGTGCCTTTGTTGCTACGCCGAAAAGAGGAATGCACGAATATGTCGGTGCAGTCGATATCAACTCGCTCTACCCCTCGGTTATTCGTGCCCTCAACATGGCAGGAGAAACTATCGTTGCTCAGGTCAGACAAACACTAACTGAACAGTATATGAAAGACAAGGGTCATAACCTGGCTCAAGGAAAGAAATACTATAAAGATGGTGATGACGATGTTACTGGTGCTATTTTGTGGGAGAACCTATTTGGTGCACTAGAATATACTGCTATTATGAATCAAGAACGTGGCACTATGCTTACAGTAGATTACGAAGATGGTCGTAGTGTAGAAATGTCAGCCGCAGAAGTTTGGAAAATGGTCTTTGATAGTCATAAGCCTTGGATGTTATCAGCTAATGGTACAATCTTTACTTATGAAAAAGAAGGTGTAGTGCCTGGTCTACTCACCCGTTGGTATACAGAACGTAAAGCAATTCAGAAACAAGCCAAAGAAGCATATGGTACTGATATGTTTGACTACTATGATAAGCGTCAGCTTGTTCGTAAAATTTTGCTTAACTCAGCATATGGTGCATTGTTGAACGAACATTGTCGTTTTTATGATAAGCGTGTTGGTCAATCTGTTACATTATCCGGTCGTCAAATCGTTAAACATATGATGAGTACAATTAATGAATCAGTTGAAGGTGTCTATTCGCACGAAGGCAATGCTATTGTATATGGTGATACTGACAGTTGTTACTTTACTGCTTACTCTACGCTAAAGCCACAGATTGAATCAGGTGAAGTAAAGTGGGATAAAGAACTTTGTATTGGCTTATATGATGGTATTGCTGATGAGGCTAATAACAGTTTCCCTGCATTCATGGAACGTGCATTTCACGCACCTAGAAAGAACGGGGAAATCATTAAAGCTGGTCGTGAGTTAATTGGTGATCGTAGTATCTTTATTACAAAGAAACGTTATGCGATTAACATCTTTGATAAAGAAGGTAAACGTAAAGATAAAGACGGTAAGCTTGGTGATATCAAAGCTATGGGTCTTGACTTGAAACGTGCTGATACTCCTAAATATGTACAAGAGTTCTTAATGGACGTACTTGAAATGGTTCTACAACGAGGTAAAAATCGTGAAGATGTGATTGAACGTGTAAAAGAGTTCAAGCGTGTTATGGTAGCACAGGATAGTTGGACTAAAGGTTCACCTAAATCTGTAAACAACTTAACTAAACACACACAAATATTTGAAAAAACAGGTAAGTGTGGTGTAGGTCACGCACGAGCCGCTATCAATTGGAACTATCTACGAAAAATGAATGGTGACAACTACAGTCAATCTATCGTTGATGGTATGAAAGTTGTAGTGTGTAAGCTTAAACCTAATCCATTAGGCTTCAACAGTATTGCTTACCCGGTTGATGAATTACGATTACCTAATTGGTTCAAGGAATTGCCGTTCGATGACGAGGCAATGGAATCTACATTAGTTGATGAAAAGATTGATAACTTATTGGGTGTTCTTAATTGGGACATTAAGAGTAATATCGATGTTAAATCAACGTTTGATGATTTATTCAGTTTCGGTTAAATTGATGTTGCATAATGCAATATATTCCGTTATAATACACAACATAACTACCTAAATAGTTTTAACAAAGGAAAAACATGAAAGATAACTTACAAGATTTAATTCAACATACATTCGGCTTAGGCTGTATTGATTTAATTAAGGTCAGTGGTACTGACACAGAGACACAAGTAAATGCAATTGCAGAAGATAAAAGCGTTATCGTTAGTGGTACACTTAAGAATCCTAGCGCAGAGTTTATTGGTACTTTTGGTATGCCTAACTTAGGTAAACTAAAAACAATTCTAGGCTTTGATGACTATGATGAACACGCTAAAATCAACGTTACACGTATTAACAAAGACGGGGTCGATGTACCTGAATACATTCACTTTCAAACAAAAGCAGGTGACTTCATTAACGATTATCGTTTGATGAGTAAAGCTATTGTTGAAGAAAAAGTTAAGAATGTATTGTTTAAAGGTGCTACTTGGAATGTTGAGTTTGAGCCTAGCATTGCAGGCATTCAACGGTTAAAACGTCAAGCAAGTGCTAATAGTGAAGAAGCAAACTTTACTACTAAAACTGAAAACGGAAACTTAATGATTTATTTTGGTGACCCATCAACACACAGTGGTAACTTTGTTTTTCAACCTAGTGTTACTGGTTCATTGACCAAGTCTTGGATGTGGCCCGTTAAGCAGTTCTTAAGTATTATGGATCTTCCCGGTGACAAAACTGTTCGAATTTCTGATGCAGGTGCGGCAGAGATTACTGTTGATAGTGGTTTAGCAGTTTATCGTTACTTACTCCCAGCACAAGCGAAATAATGGAACAAGATAATCTATCAGCAAAACAAAACCCAGACTGGGCATTGTTCTTACCTGCAGTCAGTAGTTTTTATATCTCTGGCTTGGGTAAACAACGTAAGGGGGAACAGTACTTTGATCAAGCACGAATCCCTGCACAGTTTAATGGTGATGTTGAGAAACTAAACTTTCTTAACAGCAAAGAAGGTCTCTATTATTATAAATGGGGATTGTACAGTGCTGGTCACGCTAACTTAGATACTACTAAAGACGATCCTAGTGAATCAATCATTAGAGAACGTGAAGAAGGTACATTTATGTTAGGTGACTCTGGTGGATTTCAAATCCTTAAAGGTCAATGGCCAGCTGATTGGAAAGATCCTAATTGCCCTAAAGCTATGATTAAGCGTAAGGCAGTATTGAATTGGATGGATACATACATGGACTATGGTATGGTCCTTGATATTCCTTCACAATCAATAACTACCTTTAATATGAAGGATCCCAAGACAGTTGAAAAAGATTCAGAGGGTAATGTAATTCCCGGCACTGGTGTCAGTCTTCACGGCATCAGTACTATTCAGGAAGCTATTACTGCTACTCACATTAATAATGAATACTTTATTAACAATCGTTCGGGTAAATGTAAGTTCTTAAATGTATTACAGGGCCGTACACATACACAGTCAGATGATTGGTATGCAGAAATGAAAAAGTATTGTGATCCAAATATTTATCCAGACAATCATTTTAATGGATGGGCATTCGGGGGACAAAATAAAATTGACGTACACTTGATGTTAACTAGAATGATTGATATTATTCACGATGGGTTATTACAAGAAGATAAGCACGATTTAATTCACTGTTTAGGTACAAGTATCTTAGAATATGCAGTATTGTTTACTGATATTCAACGTGCTATCCGTAAGTATCATAACCCAAAACTTCAAATTACATTTGACTGTGCAAGCCCATTCTATAGTGCGGCTAAGGGTCTATCTTATTTTAATACTAATATTGAGCATAATAAGAAATGGTCATACAGTATGGAAAAGACTGCCGAAAAGAAAGAATATGCTAATGATACACGTAAATTTAGAGATGCAGTAATTGCTGAAGGCATCCATAAAGTCTTTACAGATAGTCCAGTAACTGATAAACTAGTGCTTAAGGATATGTGCTATCGTGGTCAAGGTTTTTTAGGTCAACACGGTAAAGAAACTAAGACAAGCTGGGACACATTGAGTTATACATTAATTCAAAGTCATAATGTTTGGATGCATATGAATGCAGTACAAGAAGCTAATCGTCAATATGAAAAAGGTATTGTTCCTAAGATGTTGATGAATGAACGGTTTGAGCGTATCTTGTTTAAAGATGTAATTGATGAAATCTTTAGCAAGAAAACAAAACAGGAAGCTATTGCATTGATTGATGCAAACAGTAGATTGTGGATGCAATTTCAATCCGGTAGTCAAGGTATTAGTGGTAAGAAAACTGTTAATGCATTGAGCAAGTTTGAAGAACTATTTGAAGTAAAGAGTGAGTCAGAGTTTGAAGAAGTAATAGAGGATAGCGATGATGCTATGAGTGAAATATTAGGAGAATAATATGCCATATAAAAATCGTATTAAAACACTAGAAGAATCAGTAAGACTATTAGATAATCAAATCTTTCAATTAGAAAAGAATGGTGATACTACTAGTGATAAACTCAACAAGCTTAAAGAAACCAAAGACAAATATAACAAAGAACTTAGAATGATGATTCGGGCCCAATGGGACAATGATCATAACTCAGTGGCCTTAAACGATGACCATTAATCCATTAGTAACTAGTGAGACTGAAGGTAATAATATCACATTCAATACTACCGCATCTGAAATGTTGCGTGTAGCTAAAGATGGATTTTATGTACGTGGTAAAAGGGT